AGCAATGCTGCAGAATTTATATAATGCTATTGTTAAACATAATAAATTAAAGGGCAATAGATCCAGTCCTTTAAATGATACTAATTTCCAAGTATTAAGGCAGACTAAAATGGCAGCAGCATTGATTGAAAACGGATTTATGGATTCCAGGACAGATGTACCTATAATATTGTCAGATGCACATGCTAGAAAAACAGCAGAGGGAATCGTGGAATTTGTAGTAGAGCATTTCAAGCTGAAGAAGAAACCGGTCTCTCCAAATAAACCTGTTGATAAAGAAGGATTAATCAGAGTGCAAGTAGGCGCATTTAGAAATTTAGAATATGCTAGAAATCTAGAAAAAGATTTAATTAAAAAAGGTTACTCTACCTATATAATTCAAGCTGATGATGGATTATATAAAGTACAGACCGGAGCATATAAAAATAGAAAAAATGCTGAAGAATTAGTCAAGAGATTAGAAAGTGATGGTTTTAATACCTTCCTAACCTCAGCTGCAGGCAAAGCTGTTCCAGATAAGACTCAACCAACTAAACCACCTGCTCCTCAGAGAAGACAGATAAAGGTAGATGGTAGTTGGGGTAGAGATACTACCAGAGCTTTACAAGAATATTTTAATTCTACAGTAGATGGAATTATTAGCGGGCAATACAGTAATAATATCACTAGAGCTATTATAGGGGTATCCTTTGCAAATAAAAGAGGAAGCACTGTGATTAGATTATTGCAAAAGCATATAGGTGCCAGGGTAGACGGACATATAGGTCCGGAGACAGTCAGAGCTTTACAAAGATATCTCAAAACTCCAGTAGATGGGGTTATCTCAAGACCTAATTCTTTAATGGTTAGAGAGTTGCAGCGAAGATTAAATAATGGAACATTTTAATTAGATTTACTAGGGATGGAAATTAATCCATCCCTTATTTTTTTTCTTAAAAATATTCTAAATTCTTTTAAAACTCTTTTGAAAAACAGTTGATTATTTAATTAATATGATATATAATATTAATTGAAGGACAGAGATATAGAAAAAATAGAAAAGGAGAGGTAAAGATGAAAAAAACAATTCAAAAGGTTAATGAGGAAAGAGTAATTGAAGTATTCGAATATCAATTATATGGTGGGTATTATTGTTGTAAATGCGGAGAACCTCTGTTCAAATGCATTAGTATCAGAGAGGTAGAAGATGAAGAGGGTAATGACTGGCGTTCATTCTGTAAAGATGATTATGAAGAACTAAAAACATCTGGTATGACTGATGAAGAGATATATAATAGTTTTGAAACGAATGCGCCACTTAACTAAATTTACTAGGGATGGATTGATTTCCATCCCTTATTTTTTTCCCGAAATATTCTAAATTCTTCTAAAATTCTTTTAAAAAATAGTTGATTATTCAATTAATATGATATATAATATTAATTGAAGGACAGGGATATAAGGAAAATAGGAAAGGAGAGAAGGAAATGACAATGTTAAACAAAATGAGAGAAATAAAGGAAATAGCTCTAGCAGCAGAAAAAGCATTATTAGAAGTATATGACCAGGCAGATGAATTATCAGACATAGCCCCAGAGGATTTAGAGGATTACCTGAAACAACACACCTCAGCAAGTTGGGAAGTAATAGAAGCCATAATCAATTTAGTATATTAAAAACCTACCAAATAAGAAAGGAGAGAAGGAAATGAAAACAAACAAAGAAATAATAAGAGGAGGTACTAAAATGAAGGAACTAAAAAAGATGGCAGTTGAGATGTTAAAAGAGAAAGGCTCCATTACGATGGTATTTGGAACTGATGAGACAAAGGTGGTTAACAATATAAAATCATTAAACAGGATGTTTGAATTAGCGGAATTCTTTGATGGAGTTAAGAAAATAAAATAAAAACTAACAAAACTCAAGGAGGTTAAAACCATGACAAGTAAAGAAATAATAAAAGAGGTAAAAGAGAGATACTTGAAAGGCAAAGAGGTTGACGTGGAATATTTGGATAATTTGATTTATTTCCAAGATAGCAACACAGGTGAAATATTAGCAATTTATAATCACAATAATGGACAGCTAGAAATATTTTAAAACGAGGAGGGAAGGAAATGGAAAAGAGTAATTTAGAAAAATTAATACTTAGGGTGGGAAGGCTAAATGATATCAATCCAAGGATAATGAAAGAGGTGGCAAGAGCATCACTTAAAGAAGATTGCAAAGCATTTGGGGTAGATGTTAAGGGTAAGAGCAAGGTGACCATCTTATATGAACTACAAACAGAACTCTACGCCGAATTTGGGAAGGATAGTTCTTATGTAGATATGATAATTGAAGGATATAGGAAATTTATCTAAAATAGGGTTAGTCATTATCAAGGGGTTTAATAAGGATTTAAACCCCTTGATAATAAAATAAAAGTAGATGAAAAAATTTATTGAGGAGATGATAAGATGAAAAATTTAAGGGATATTGAAATAAGAGAGCAAAAGTATTTAGATTTGATTGAATGTTTTAGAAAAGAGGTGGTTATGAAAGAAAGCGAAAAAGCTGTCCTAATATCTAGACTTATTAAATATGTAGAGGACTATCAAATAGAAAGTAAATTTCCTGAAACTCTTATGCAGGAGTATCTAGAGAATTTAAAATATGTAGATGACATAATTCGCTTTGATGCAGCGAAAGATTCTCAAGTAATGACAATGACCCTTCTAATTTATAAATTGAATAAAGAAATCTTCTATCTTAACCATAAAATAGAAGAAGCTGGAATGAATATAGCAAGCTTGAATATATTGAAAAAAGAGTATGATTCGGTAGGTAGGATAGTTTCAGATTTTAGGCACAAAACTATGCCTTACATTCCAATATTCTAACTAAAATCTAAATAAGATTTACTTGACCATATATTCAATATTATGTATAATATTATTAGAGATATAAATATTATTTGGAAAGGTGTGGAAAGAAGATGACATATGAAAGATTTAAAAAAGTAATTGAGAAGGTAGATAATTTTATTAGCAAGAATATGACAGATTTATCTACATCAGAATTGGCGACTCATGTAAGATTATTATTTAAATCAGAGGGAATTCATTTAAATAATAGACAAGCCTTAGAATATATTATGAAAAAGATGGAAAAGGGAATTTAGGAGGTTTTAAAATTGATTACTATAAGTAAGGAGGAGTCTAGGAAAATAAAGTCAGATGACCAAAGTTTATTTGTACGTTTTCCCTATAACCCTCAACTAGTAAATATAATGAGAGGATTTAGGAGGAGGTGGTGGCATCATAACGAAAAAGTTTGGGAGCTACCGTTATCTGAGTTAGATTATTTATTATCTAGATTAGAAGGCTTCCAATATGATTTACAATTTGAAAAGGTGGATGACAAACAGGAGATAGATAGTTTTATTTATAAGACAGAACCTTATAGTCATCAAATAGAAGGGGTTTTATATGGATTAAATAAAAACAACTTTTTACTTGCAGATGAACAAGGACTAGGTAAAACAAAACAAGTAATTGATATAGCTATCACAAATAAGAGAAATAGAGGTTATAAACATTGCTTGATAATCTGTGGTGTAAATGGTTTAAAATGGAACTGGAGAGATGAAATAGAAATCCATTCAGAGGAAAAAGCTCATATATTAGGAACAAGATTAAATACTAGAGGCAAGGAAGTCATCCCGTCATCTATTGAAAAATTAGAAGATTTAGAAAATATAGATGAAATGCCTTACTTTATAATCACTAATATAGAAACTTTAAGGTATAAGCAAACCATCAAAACTAAAACAGGAAAAAATAAAACTATCTATAGTATTCAGGAAAAGATATCAGAGTTAACCAAAAAAGGTATAATAAATATGGTAGTGGTGGATGAAATACACAAATGTAAAAATCCGAATTCTCAACAAGGTAAAGCTCTTCTAAAGATAGACGCACAGACTAAAATAGCTATGACTGGTACACCTCTTATGAATCACCCTCTAGACTTATATATCATTATGAAGTGGTTGGGTTATACTGATGAATCATTTTATAGGTTTAAAAATGGAATATGTATATTTGGTGGTTACGGAGGGTATCAAGTAGTAGGCTATAAAAACTTAAAGCAATTACAAAGAGAAATTGATAACTATACTATTAGAAGATTGAAATCTTCGGTTCTAGATTTACCACCAAAGATTAAAAACATTGAGTATGTAGAAATGGGTATAGGTCAAGAGAGGATTTACAATCAAGTTTTAGATGCTATAGTTCAAGATATAGATAAGATAAAAACATCTCCAAACCCTTTATCTCAACTAATTAGATTAAGGCAGGCAACTGCAGATACTTCTATATTATCAAGTAAAATACAAGAGAGTGCGAAGTTAGATAGATTAGAGGAATTAGTTGAAGAGGCTGTAGATAACGGAGAAAAGATAATAGTTTTTTCTAATTGGACTAATGTGACTGATATAGCTTATAAAAGATTAAGTAAATATAATCCAGCTCTTATCACTGGTAAAACTAGTGATAGAGAAGAGCAACAAAATAAATTTAAAACAGATGACACTTGCAGGGTGATTATAGGTACTATAGGAGCTATGGGTACTGGATTAACTTTGACCGAAGCATCAACAGTGATATTTCTAGATAGTCCCTGGAATAGAGCATTAAAAGACCAGGCAGAAGATAGAGCCCATAGGATTGGTACTAAGGAGCCTGTTCATATAATCACACTAGTCTGTAAAAATACAATAGATGAAAAGATAGAAAAATTAATTAATAAGAAAGGAGTTATGTCGGATGCTTTAGTAGATAATCAATATGAAATTACAGATGAGCTAATAGATTATTTATTATCTTAAAAAAATAAAGGAGAGGTTAAAAAATGACTAGATTAATTGATAATGGAGAAGATAAGAGATTAACAGCAACTCAGGTATGTTACCATCTAAATATTAGTGTGATAACTTTGAATAATTGGTATGGCTGGTACTTTTCAACAGATATAGAAAAACCAGAAGATACCCCCGAATTACCATTATATGAGCAATCAGGACCAAGAGCCCCAAGATATTGGAGAGAATCAGATATACCAAAACTAAAGGCTTTCCAAAACTGGATACCCAAAGGTAGGGGTGGAGTTATGGGAGAATATAATTCTAAATATTGGGGAGATAGAGGAAAAAATATCAAGAGGTAAAAAGATAAAAAAAGATTAGGTATTTATAGTTTTACGTTTATAAATACCTTCTTTTTTCTATATAATAGATGAGGAGGTTTAATCTAAATTAGGAGGGGTTAAGAGATGAAAAAATTTATATTTACTTTTCCGCAATCACATATTTTAAAAGGAAGATGTCAAGTCATAATAGCAGAGGATTATAAAGTAGCAAGAGATTTAATGTTTCAATATCATGGAGAGAATTGGGCTTTTCAATATTCTGAAAAAGAATGGGATGACTATAAAAATTCGCCTGATAGACTTTGGGATATGGAAAAACCATTAGGGAAAGTTATTCATCAAATCAAGGGGGTAATATAATGGATTTAATTAAATTAGTATCAGAGTTTTATGAAGAGAAGGCTAGAATGGATAAGTTAAAAAAAGAAGTAGATTTTAAAAATAAGCAGATTAAAGAGCTAATGGGAAAACAAAATCTAGATACCTTAGAATCAGATGGGTTCAGAGTCAAGGTTTCTAAATCAGAGAGGGTTAGTTTTGATGATGATTTATTATTAGATATAGTTAAAGACTTGAATGTTCCTGGGATAATCAAGACTAAAGAATATGTAGATATGAAAGAATTAGAGAAGGCTATATATGAAAAAAAGATAGATGCTAGTCTATTATCAGAAGCACAGAGAGTTAGAGAGGTTGTTACTTTAAGAGTTACTAAAACTAAATAGGTTATTAAATAAAAAAAAGGGGAGATATTATGTATAAGAAAACAGCTAAATCATTACTAGGTTTAAAAGGATTTTTTCCGTTAAATAAGGTGTTATTATATACTCTTTCACCGGAAGCGGCTATTATAATGGGCGTGTTAGCAGATGCAGTGGATATGTGTATTGAGGATAAAGAAGGTTGGTTTTATCAAACGGGAGATACTTTAGAAAAATTCTCAGGCTTATCAAGGTATAAACAAGATATAGCTATTAGTGAATTAGAGGAAGTTGGATTATTAGAAAAGAAAACTATGGGGATGCCTGCTAGAAGACATTTCCGTCTAAACTATAATGCAATAATTGAGTATACAGAAAGTTATTATCAATATCTAGAAGACAATAATTTAGAGATAGGTTTTTGTCAAGAATTTAAAGATTATTATATTTCTAAATTCTTAACAATAGAGGAGACGCAAGAAGAGATTACAGAACCAGTTTCTAAATCTATGGAAAACAAGGTTGAGGAATTAGAAACCAAGAAAATCCCAGTTTCCAAATCTATTGGAACCAGGTTCGTAAAATCTACGAAACTAGTTTCTGAGACTTTTGAAAGAAATAAAGATAGTAATAATAAAGATAATAATAAAGATAATATATTTACCGACCCCGGGTCGGTAAATAATAAATTATTCTCTATACCTGGTAATTCTAATAATAAGAAAAGAGATATTAGAATAACTATGATAGAAGAGTTTAGTGATGATTTAGATATTCAAGAAGCTTTACTTAAATATTATAATATCAGGGTAAAAAGAGGATTATCAAAAGAAGAGTGGAAAATAATATTGGATGATTTAGAATATTATTCTAATGGAAATAAAAAAGTAATCCTAGATGAGATTAATAGTAGTATAGCTGGTAGATATGGTACTATAGTACCTAGATGGAATAAAGGTAAAAGATATAATCAAATAGGTCTGAAAGGTGATTTTAATAGTTTTGATAATACTAGCAAGATGGATATTACTAGAAAAGAAGATAAGCCTATAAATCAGATGACTGATGAAGAATATAAGAGGTGGCAAGATAAACACCTAATGAAAGATGAAGATGGAAATTTCTTAGAATTTTGAAATAAGGTTTACGATTTAGATAAAATTCCTATATAATAATTGAAAGGAGATGAAGAAATGAAAAAAGAATTGACTAAAAGACAAAAACAAGTTTTATCAGTTCTAAAATATGGAGGTGAGAATCTAACCACTACTAAAACAATAACAAATCTTACTGGGATAAGTCCTAGAGATATTAGACAGATAATTTCAGACTTGAGAGAAGAATATCCTATATGCAGCACCACTTATAATGGTGGAGGCTATTTTATAGCCAACACAAATAAAGAGATTGGAAGGTTTATCAAGGGGATACAAAATAGGATAAATGAACATGAAGTAACAATTACCAATATGATAAGACATGTTAACAAATTAAGGTGATGACCAGATGAAAAAATGTTGGTATTTAGAAAACTGCCCTTACTGTAAAGATACTGATAGTTATAATCCAACCTGTCCAGCTTATATGGAGATGTCTTATTTAATGGATACTAGTAATCTTCCAGAGAATAAACAATACCCTATAATCTTAACTCCACCACCTGAGGATTATGATGAATATGTTAGGTTAAAAAATATAAAAGATAATATAGTAAAATTCGTAGAAGGTGGGAATAATCTCTATATTTATAGTAAAAACTTTGGTAATGGAAAGACTAGTTGGTCAATAAAATTATTACACCAATATTTTAACGAAATCTGGATAGGTAATGGGTTTAGGACAAGAGGCATATTTATCAATGTGCCTACCTTCCTAAATGATTTAAAGAATAATATCAGCAGTAAGGATAAGAGTTTTGAAAGGATGAAAAATAGAATATCAGATGTAGACCTATTAGTTTGGGATGATATAGCAGCAACAAAATTATCTAATTATGATTATAACAATCTTCTATCTTATATAGACACAAGAGTACTAAAAGGCTTATCAAATATCTACACAGGTAATATAATTCCTGAAGATTTAGACCAATATGTTGGAAATAGACTAGCCAGTAGGATAGCGAATCAAAGTACTCACGTACAATTAGTTGGAGAAGATAGGAGGCAAGTTCGATGGTAGATTTACAGATTTTAAATAAAATATTAGAGACAAAAGACCCATCAATTATCTTCGCTAATAATCTTACAGAAGAGCATTTTATAAGCTATCAACAAGAATTTCAATTTCTAATGGACCATTATAATAAATACAATCAGATACCAGACAAAGAAACATTTGTAGATAACTTTAAGGATTTCCAATTATTAAAGGTAGAGGAATCAGATGAATACCTTCTAGATACATTATTAGAGGAACACCTCTATTACAAATCAGTTGGAGTAATTCAAGAGGTAGCAAAGCTATTAAAAACAGACTCTAATCAAGCGGTAGAATATTTATTAGGAAAGATACCTGAATTACAATTAACCAATGTCACAGAAGGGACAGATATAATTCAAAAAGCTTCTGAAAGATTTAAAACTTATCAAGAGAAACAAGAGTCAGATAACCAATGGTATATAGAAACAGGCTTTCCTGAGTTAGATACAATTATAAACGGATGGGCAAGAGGGGAAGAGCTAGTAGTATTCTTCGCTAGGACCGGTCAAGGTAAATCCTGGGTCTTAACTAAAACTTTGTCTCATGCCTGGAAAAAAGGTAATAGGGTAGGTTTTATATCTCCTGAGATGGGTCCAGATAAGATAGGTTATAGATTTGACACATTAATGGAAAATTTCTCTAACACTAATCTAGTTTGGGGTAGAGAGGAAAAAGACTATGATAAGTATATCAAAGAATTAGAGACAAAAGAAAACCCATTTATAGTAGCTACTCCAAAAGATTTTAACCGAAAGATAACTGTATCAAAGGTAAAGCAATTTATCAAGGTAAATAAACTAGATATAATAGGTATAGACGGTATAACCTACATGACAGATGAAAGATATAAGAGAGGAGATTCCAAGACCACAAGCTTAACCAACATCTCTGAAGATTTAATCTCACTTAGCGTAGAGATGAGAATACCCATTATAATAGTAGTGCAGTCAAATAGGACAGGAGTAATAGGAGATGATGAAGGTACTCCAGAATTAGAATCTATTAGAGATTCAGACGGGATAGCTCAAAACGCTACAAAAGTAATCTCACTTAGACAGACAGGATTAGGATTAGAATTTGGAATTAAAAAGCATCGTGATGGAGAATTAGGTGGGAAATTAATTTACCATTGGGATATAGATAAAGGTCGGTTTAATTATATTCCAAGTTTTGAAGATTCAGTAGATGCTAATATCAGGAGTGAGAAGATAAAAGAAACAAGAGAGACATTTACCAAGGAAATCACAGATGTGTTTTAGAAAGGATGGTATTATGAATAGGCTAAAGAAAACAGAGATGATGGCACAAACATATATGCAATATGGTAATTCGGCTGGAGAAGGAAGAGCTATTGGAATAGATAATTATAAAGAAGAGATGGTAAATATATTTGAAAAGAAATTAACATCATTGACATCAAGAGGAGCGCCGTTAGAATATCTAGATGATTGTAGGACTATAATAGATATAGTAAATAATAGTCAAGATTTTAAAAGAGCAGTTGACAAGATTAATTCAGAAACAAATTGGCGTATTATTTACACTATTAGGAGATAACAATGTTATTGATAAATGGAAACCCTATTATAGAAGAGCCTATAAATATCCTTCAAAGATTAAAAGATGATTTATCCAAAATGGGAATAAGTAGATTTAATCAAATAAAAGAAGGCTCTACAGATATTCAATTTAATTGCCCTATTCACTCGGATGGTCAAGAGAAACGACCATCCTGCGGGATGACTAAAGTTACCAAAGAGACGATGAAAGGTCAGATTATAGAGGCAGGGACCGTGCACTGTTTTGCTTGCGGATATGTAAATAGTCTACCAGGGATGATAAGCGATTTATTTGGCTATGATGATAATGGTAAGTTTGGGGAAAGATGGATATTAAGAAACTTTGCTTCTATCTCTATGGATACTAGAAGAGATTTAAATCTAGATTTGACAAGAGATAGAGAGAAGAAGGTAGTTGAATATATATCAGAAGACGAATTAAATAGATATAGATATTATCACCCTTATATGTATGAAAGAGGGTTAACAGATGAAATCATAGATAACTACGACATTGGATTTGATAACAACTTTAATTTAAATGGTCAGATAATTCCAACGATAACTTTCCCGGTTAGAGATAAAAGAGGTAAAACCTTATTTATAGCTAGAAGAGCTATAGAATATAAATTTTATCATTATCCAGATAATGTAGAGAAACCTGTTTATGGGATATATGAATTAGGTGATGTAGAAGAGATAGTGGTCTGTGAAGGTATTCTAGATGCCTTGACAGTTGTGAAATATGGAAAACCTGCAGTAGCTTTACTAGGGTTAGGCACTAATAATCAGTATGAGGAATTAACCAAGGCTACGGCTAGAAAATTGATAATTGGGTTTGATAATGATAAGGCAGGGATAAAAGCGACAAAAAGATTAAAGGATTATATATCCAGATATAAATTAGTAACATCTTATAGATTACCAGATGGAAAAGACCTAAATGATTTGACAGAAAAAGAATTCAATAATTTGACAGAAATTCTATAAAACCTATTGATTTATTAATCTTTATGTTATATAATAATTGATAGATGAGTGTAAAACAAAAAACTCAGACATCAAATAAAAAAGGAAAATAGGAAAAGAGGGATAAAATGAAAGGTACTTTAGAAATGCTGTCAACAATTATAGACCCAAAGGATTTAGAGAGGGATTTGGAGGAAATAGCGTTAGAGTATCAAGATACTTTAAATCCACAATTATTAGCAGTAACTTTTAAAAGAGTTTATAAATTAATCTTTTCAATATCTTCAAATTACCTAGGATTGACAAATGATGATATAGCTAGTTATTCATTATTTGAACTGGATAAGGCTTTACTAACTTTCAATGAATTAGAAGGAGTAAAATTTACAACTTATTTCACTACTCTTCTCAAGAATAGATTTAGAACAGAAACTCAAGCTCTAAATGCAGATAAGAGGAAAGCAATATTTAATAGTAATAGTTATGAGACAATGGTAGAAAATGGATTTGATTTAGTCGCCGAAGATTTAGAAGATTTAAGTTTCCTAGATGAATTAAACTTAAATAAGCATCTCAAACAATATTGTCATCTATTAATAAGACAATATACGAATAAAGAGATAGCCAAGAAACTAGGGGTATCTGTTATGACCTTAAGTAATTGGAGAAGAGCTTTACGAGAAAAATTAATTCTAGGTTTATAAAGTCAGATAAAAAACTATATAATATATGAAGAGGAGGTTTGAAATGAAAAGATTAATGCAAAGGTTCGCAACGTGGTTTTTCAGGTTAGCATTTAATCTGAAAGGTTCAGTAGATAAATTAAATAAAGATAAGTATTAAAATGACATATATAAAAAAAATTAAAAAAAAGGGGATGAATAAGATGACAGTAGCAAGATTTAGTTTTGAAGAAAAGGATAATTATGGAGGAGGTTCCGGAGGTAGTTTCTTCTTCTTGAAGAATGATAAAGATGTCGCTAAAGTAAGATTTATGTATAATACTCTAGATGATATTCTAGGCTATGTGGTTCATCAAGTAGAAGTAGATGGAAAGAAGAGATATGTTTCTTGTTTAAGAAATCATAGAGACCCGATAGAAAAATGTCCTTTCTGTGCATCAGGTATGAAAATAATAGCTAAATTATTTGTCTATCTATATAATGAAGATGCTCAAGAGGTTCAGATTTGGGAGAGAGGAAAGATGTTTTTCTCAAAACTACAAAGCTTGACATCAAGATATAACCCTCTAGTCTCAACATCCTTTGAAGTAGAAAGGAATGGAAAGCCTGGAGAGACTTCAACCACATATGAAACTTATCCAATAGATGTTAACGATGGTACTACTTTAGAAGATTTACCAGAAGTACCAGAAGTAGTAGGTACTATAATCTTACAAAAAAATGCTGAAGAGATGATGTATTTCTTAGACACAGGACAATTTCCGGACCAAGGAAATCAAGCTCCAAGAGACAATCAATATCAAGCAAACCAAGGAGAGACAACTAGAAGACCTGAAGTAGATAATCAACAAAGAGCACGAAGACGCACCCCCACCAGAAGAGATGTTCCAATGGATAGGTTTTAGATGAGTAAAGGATTGTTTAATCTCCCACCAAGGTCAACCAAGGTGGGAGATAATCAAGTAATTCAGAAAACAAGAAATCCACAGGTAATCAAGCCTAATATAACTATCAAAGGTGGGGGTAGTCTATTTGATAAAATATCTTCAATTGATAGATTAGTGAATAGTAGACTAGGTAAATATAAAGATAGATATATTATTATAGATAAGGAAGAAGATTTAGTGGATTATATAGATAAATGTATAGAAAATAATATAGTATCATTAGATACAGAGACAGACAACCTTGACCCAATAACCTGCAGCTTAGCAGGTATTTGTATCTACACACCAGGTAAAAAAGCAGGCTATATTCCAGTAAATCACATTAGTTATATAAATGGGATTAAATCTAAAAACCAAATAGATGAAGATATAGTTAAGAGAGAGATACAAAGGTTAAAAGATAATCAAGTTAAAAATATCTTCTTCAATGCTAAATTTGATATTAGAGTCTTATTTAGTCAATTAGGAGTTAAATTGAAAGCCTACTGGGATGGATATATAGCCGCAAGATTACTGAATGAGAATGAAAAACAAAATAATTTAAAGTATCTACATCAGAGATATTGCATGGATGGAAAAGAAGATGAGATATTAAAATTCGATGACTTGTTCCAAGGAATTCCATTTACCCATATACCAATAAAGACAGGTTATTTATATGCAGCTAGGGATGCTGAAATGACATATGAGCTATACGAATTTCAAGAACCTTATCTAGATAAAGATAATCCTATCTGTCAAGCACAAGGTTTAGAAATGGTAGCTGAAGTATATAAGGAAATAGAATTACCATTGATAGATGTTATAGTTGATATGGAGACCACGGGTATAAGTTTTGATTTTGAATTTGCAGAGGAGCTATCTAACAAATATACCGCTAAGTTGAGAGATATAGAAGAAGAGTTTTATCAATACATTAAAAGGTATGATGATAAGATAGATAACTATAGGATTACAAGAGGGAATCAAGTTAGATTAGATGACCCAATAAATATAGCAAGTCCTCAACAATTAGCGGTTTTATTATATGATATAGTAGGCTTGACTCCTATTAAAGGTCAAAGAGGGACTGGAGTAGATGTACTGAAAAAACTAGATACTGAATTAACAGATATTATATTAAAATATAGAGAGGTAAAGATATTATTATCAACATTTATAGATAAGATGCCACAGGTAGTAAATCCTAAGACCTCAAGAATTCACGCATCATTTAATCAGGTTGGAGCGGACACAGGTAGGATGAGTTCATCTGAACCTAATATGCAAAACATCCCATCACGAAATAATGAGATTAGGAAGATGTTTAAAGCGACTGAAGGATATTTAATGATATCTTCAGACTACTCAGCTCAAGAGCCTAGAATAATGTCACATATGAGTCAAGATAAAAAGATGATTCAAGCCTACAAAGATGGAAAAGATTTATATGTAGAGATAGCCTCCATTGCATTTAATTTACCCTATGAAGAGTGTTTGAAATTTAGAGATGGAGAATTTTATCCAGAAGGTAACCAAAGACGGGAGACTTCAAAGGCTATAGTTTTAGGAGTAGCTTATGGAAAAGGTGTTCCAGCTATTGCAGATGATTTAGGAATTCCGGTGCAAGACGCGCAAAGCATTTACAATAAGATAATGACAGAATTTCCAGGATTACCTAATTTTATGAGAGAGAGCGAAGAGATGGCAGCTACTCAAGGTTTTGTAACTACAATTTGGGGTAGGAAGAGAAGATTACCAAACATGCAGTTAGAGAAGTATGAATTTAGGTATTTAGAAGGCAAGAATAAAAACTTTGACCCTCTAAACTTTGATAATCAGGGATTAGATTTTGAAGTAGATGCAAGGACTAAATCAAGATATATAAATCAATTAAATAGAGCATATAGCATAGCTGAGAAAAATAAAATCATAGCAAGAGCTAGAAAAGAAGGCATAGAGATAAAAGACAACGGCGGATATATAGCAGAAGCAACAAGGCAGTGTGTAAATAGTAGGATACAAGGTAGTGCAGCAGATATGACGAAAAAGGCTATGATTTTAGTAAATAATGATAAGTTATTAAAAGATTTAGGATTTAGATTATTATTATCTGTGCATGATGAATTGATAGGAGAAGCTCCAAGAGAGAATGCAAAAGAAGCTGCAGAGAGATTAGAATATCTTATGAATAAAGCTGCAGATGGTCTGACAGTCCCTATAGTCTGTGATTCGGAAATAACAGAGAGATGGTATGGAGAACCATTAGAAATTAAATAGATATATAGGTTTACAAAATCACGTGTTATCCTATATAATAGATAGGAGGTGATAATATTTTAGAAATATATTATGCAGGAGATGGATTTCCACAGAGTTGTAAATTCATATATAATAGCGGGTATTCAAGATTACTCAGCTATACAAATATGAAGACAAGGGCAGAAAAATATATCATTAATAAAAGGTGGGATAGTTTGAGAGAGAAATTTGAATTATATTTAGCAGGAAATTCTACCATGTATGAGAGTATTGCTCCTTGGAATATTCACCAAGATTTTAATATATTACTATCTTATGTAGAATCTTATGGTCGGAAAGGGGCAAACCGAATTATTGAGAAAGTGAAAGAAATGGCAGGCGATAAGATGAATTTATATTTAGCAGGAGATACAAGAGGCTTTCCAGATGCAGTACCTGAAAAGCTAATAAAAGAATTTAACGTATTACTATCCTACATGCATTCAACCGGACCAAAAGGAGTAGACCTAACTATAGAGATGATGAAGGAGGAGTTTATGGATTTATATTTAGTAGGGCCAGAGAAAGAAAATATAATGGAAGATGTCACAGGAGGTAATAAGTCTAATATTTTATTTAATTATCTAACAGGTAAAAATGCAACAGAGAAGTATAAAGAGGCTATAAAACCTAAAAAATTATTTATAGACTCAGGAGCATATTCAGCTTGGACTCAAGGAAAAGAAATTGACGTAGATGAATATATAGACTGGATAAATGAGAGGACAGAGTTTATAGATTTATATGCTCAAGTAGATGTTATCCCAGGGGATAAAGATTTAGGAGCAACTCAAGAGCAGGTAGTAGAAGCAGGTCAAGCTACCTGGGAAAATTATCTATATATGAGAGATAAGATGAAGGAATCTGAAAAATTACTCTATACTTTTCACGTAGGCGAACCTTATGAATATCTAGAGAGAGCGTTGGAGTGGAAAGATGAGAATGGAAAACATATACCTTATATAGCATTAGGTGGGATGGTAGGAAAACCAATGCCTGTAAAAAAATCATTCTTGAGAATATGTTTTGACATCATTAAAAAATCCAGTAATCCTAACGTCAAGACTCACGCATTTGGGATGACCTCTTTCGATTTATTATCACAATATCCTATAACATCAGCAGATTCTACATCTTGGATAATGACAGGAGTGAATGGTGCAATAATGACAGATGTAGGGACTATAGAAGTTAGTGATAAATTGAGTCACAAGATATCACATTATAGTCATTTACCGAAAAGCATGCAAGAAGAGTTTGAGAAATCAATAAAAGAATATGGCTTCACTTTAGAAGAGTTAAGAGAATCAAGAGATTGTAGAATAATGCATAACGCAAGGTATATGAATAAAAAGGCAGATGAATTGGTATATATTCCAAGAGCTAAACAGAAGAGTTTATTTTAATAGGTGGTGGGATAATGGCTAGAGATTGGAGAAAAGAGATTGAGGAAAAAGATATTACATTTATAGATAATGTAGAAGACCTTAGAAGGATACTAGATAATGAAAAGGTTCTGATTACTTCTAGATGTAGCCAGACCAAGACGGGTAAAGATAAAGCTATCCCAAGAGATTTCTATGTTAGTAATATTAATATAAATTTCTATGAAGCTATGGAAAAGAATAACTTTTATTATGGGATATTAAGTGATAAATATGGAATACATTTTGCAGATGAAAAACTAGATTACTATGATATACATCCTAGCGAATTGACTACAGAGGAGAAACAGAGATTAGGAAAGATAATAGGAGTTAAGGCATTAGAAAAAGGTTATGATACAATTATATTTTATAATACTTCACCATTACTCAGTGCTCCATACTTTGAGATGTTAGAGGCTTCAGGATTAAAGATTTATTTTATATCTGACCTAAACTTGTTCCCGCGATTAAAACAAAATAAATTATTTTAGGAGGATGCTAAATGACAGATAAGGAAAGAGATTTAAATCAAGAGGTAAAGCAAGAGAAACAAATAGTTTATAAGGTAGAGGAAGGAATGGATGTAGAAAATATCCTCTGCACCACTTACCAGATGAGAAACTTTTATAAACAATTTCACGATGGATTTTTCTCTAGTCTAGATGTGATGAATTATATCCAACACTTTGCAGCAGCTAAATTAGCTAGAAAAGACCAAATAGTTTTAGATGCTTGTTGTGGAAGGTCATTGATGTTACCATTATTAAGATATCACGCTAGAAATATTAAAAAATATATTGGAGTAGATATCAGTGAGAGAAACATCAATGAAGCAAAGAGAGGAGTTAACAGAGATTTAAGAAATACTAATTTAGAAGAATTCTATCCTTTTGAAACTGAATGGATTTTATCAAATATAGCAGAGATGTCAGACCATATAGAAAAAGAGACTATAGATTTTATAATCTATACAAGTGCTATAGAACATATGCATAAAGATGTAGGTTATCAATCCTTGATAGAATGTCACAAGGTATTAAAAAATGATGGAATTATGTTTTTAAGTTCACCAAATACGCCAGGGTATGGTTATGATACGCAATACGCTGCACATGTTTATGAATGGGGTTATGATGAGCTAAAAGAAGCAATAGATGAAATAGGGTTTGAGATAGTAAATGAAATAGGTTTAGTTATGGGAGCAAGAGAAATGGACCAGTTTTATGAAAATCACGAGTCTGAAGATATTAGAGAGCTATACAAGACAATAAGGAATTATCTTCCTACAAATTTCATTACAAGTTTGATGTCTATCCCGTATCCAGAAGAGTCAAAAGAAGTTTTATTTATTCTAAAGAAAAAAGAACCTAATAGATTATTCTAGAAGGTTTACGATATCAGAAGTTTTACTATATAATGAGTAGAGAGATAAAAAAAGGAGAGGATTTACAATGAGGAAAAACAATAAGAATTTAATTTTACTATCAATGGTATTTGTAGCTAGCCTATTGATAGCAAATGTAGTAACAGCCAAATTATTTAGAACAGGAATCAATTTATTTGGAACAGAGATAGTTTTACCAGGAGCAGTTTTTTGTTATGCTATCACTTTTCTAATGACAGATGTTATAGGTGAGATTTGGGGTAAAGATACAGCTAATATGATAGTTAAAGGCGGGATGATAGCTCAAGTAATGGCTACGATATTAATCATATTAACGCAATTCTTGCCAGCAGTAGACTCAGAGATGCAAGCCTCTTATGAAATGTTATTAGGACAAAATTGGATGTTTGTGATTGGTAGTCTAACAGCTTATTTAACTTCTCAAAGTTGGGATGTATGGATATTTCATAAGATGAGGAACTCTTATATCAAGAAGTATGGGTCAACTAAAGGTGGTAGATGGATATGGAATAATCTATCCACGATGACGAGTCAAATTATAGATACGGTAATCTTTATTACAATATCCTTCGGGATAGGCTATGGATGGCTATTTGACCCTAAGATGTGGTCAACATTAGGTGGGATGATATTAGGACAATATATCTTCAAGTTTTTACTAGCCTTGATAGATACGCCAATATTTTACCTACTGACTAAAGAAGCAGATAAAGTTAAAATATATCAATAGGAAAGGAAAGGGGATTAAAAGATGAAATTAAAGATTAGGACAGCTACATTAAATGATATGTTAAGTAAAGCATCAGCCGGCGCATCAAGAAACAAACTAATACCTATAACTCAGTTATTAGGTATTAGATTAGAGGGAGGAGAATTAACTCTAACTACTACAGATGGTACTAATATCCTGAGAGTAATAGAAAAAGGGATAGAAGGACAAGATGGATTTGTTACAATAGAGATTGATTTAATTTACAGATTAATAGGCAAATTAACCACAGAATTTACAGAGATAGAATTAACAGATAATAATCTAACAATTAAATCTAACGGAGTATATAATATAGATATACCACTAGACGAAGAAGGCGAAATTATAGAATTTCCAAGCTATGATTTAGATTATGAAAAGGCTCAAGAATTTACTTTAAAGTCCGAAGATATTAGAAACATAATTGATATCAATAAACCAGCTCTAGCAACGACAATGGAAAATCCGGTGCTCGTAGATTACTATATTGGAGATAAAGTTTTCTCAACAGATACTTTTAAGGTCTGTGCGAATGATTTAAATCTATTACCTGAAGATATGCTGTTATCAAGTGATTTAATGGACTTATTAGGATTGATAAATGATAAAGAGTTCACTATGTATTCTGCAGATGGTATCAACAGATTTAAATCAAGTACAGTGGTCATAGATAGTCCAGAGTTAGATAATATAGAAGAATATCCTATAGATGCTATTCAAGGTCTATTAGATACTGAATTCGAGCATAGCTGTAAAATATCAAGAAAAGATTTATTAGGGATATTAGATAGATTACAGATATTTGTATCTCCTTATGACAGGAACACTATCAAGATGATATTTGAAAAAGATAAATTGATTTGTCAAAGCAAGCAGAATAATGGGCGTGAGGAATTAGCTTATAAATCAGTGGATAATTTTATAAGTTATGAATGTGACATAGATATAGAATTATTAAAATCACAAGTAGAAGCCCAAACTTCAGATGAAATAGAATTATTCTATGGACACGATGTAGCAATCAAGATGAAGAATGAAAAAGTTACTCAGATAGTCGCATTATTACAAGAATAAGATGTTAGAGAAGGTGTTAAGATGAGTAAATTTAATATCCACCAACTAATAAAAGCAGCAAATCAAGAGTTAGATATAGGAGAGCAATTTCGAAATGATTTGCAGAGGTCAATAGAACTAGACAGCCTGAAACAAACCAGGCTGCCTAGTAAGACTTATAAACCTTCATCTCTAGGATGTTTGAGGGAGATGTATTTCCAGAGGATTGGAGAAGAACCAGATGAATCAGTAATTGATTCTAATCTAGTTGGAATATTAGAGAGCGGAACAGATAGACATGATAGGATACAAGAGGCTATAACCAATATGAGAGAAAACAATATAGATTGTGATTACATCAATGTAGCCGAATATATAAAAGATAATGAAATTAAAGACCTGACCATAGTAGAGCAGATAGGTCATGAGACTAAACTATTTCATGAGAAATTGATAATGAGCTTTATGTGTGATGGGATTATAAGATATAAGGACGAATTATATATATTAGAAATCAAGACCGAAACTGTCTATAAATGGCAATCAAGACAAGATATAGCAGATGAACACATATTACAAGCGACAGCATATTCGACTTGTTTAGAGATACCAAAAGTTATGTTTTTATACGAGAATAGAGATTTCTGTGGAAAAAAGGCTTATTGTTTAGATATCACAGATAAGATGCGGGAGGATTTAAAGGATATGATATCTAGATGTGAGGAGTATGTGGAGAGAAGAGAGGTCCCTCCAATGCCTAGAGATAAAAAGATTTGTAGGTATTGTAGATATAAAACAGCGTGTAACAAAGCGGGGATTTATTATGAAAGTGAGTAGAGGAAAAGATTTCGAAGAAAAGTTTAGAGAACAGTTAGAAGGTCTGGAAAATATCTCTGTTGATAGATTTCCAGACCCGATGACTGGGTTTTTAGGAGTAAGGAATATATGTGATTTTGGAGTATATGAATATCCTTTCCAATATTATATAGAATGCAAAGCCTTTAGTGGAAATACCTTGAATTTTAAATCAGGGATAACAGAAAATCAGTGGTCAGGATTGACAAAGAAAAATCAAATAAAAGGAGTAACAGCTGGAATATTAATCTGGTTTATAGATTATGATAAGACCGTATTTGTACCCATAGAGATATTAGAAAATAGAAGACAGATAGGATTTAAATCTCTAAATATAAAAGAGATTTTAGAAGATGATTTATTTTATATAGAGATGAAAGGACGCAAGAAGAGGGTATTCTTTGATTATGATATAAAAGGTTTTATGGATGACTTATCAAGATATACAAAAGAATATTGGAAATTATAGAGAGAGAAAGAGGGTGAAAGAATGATAATTAATCTGAAAGATATAGATTCTAATATGTCAACCGTGGAGCATTATTCAGTGGTAATAGATGATATGGTAGATGAAATAGTAGATAAATATACCTCAGAATTAGATGAATATATAAGATTTGTGAATGATGTAGTTAGAGATGAAAATAACCCTCCAAGTAATCAAGAGCTAGACGACTTTGCTTTAACTATCCCAACTCTAATGTATTTTTCTAGTCAAGGTCAAGAATCTCTAGGAGTAAAGGAAGATGTAGCTAAATTATTTAAAGCTGAAGCTTATAATAAGGTTTATGGAGGTTTAGAAGGTACTATAGCAGATAAAAAAGCAGAGGCAGAATTATTAACATCAGATGAAGAATTAGTCCAGATGATTTATGAAAGAGCTTACAAGAAAATTAGACTAAAATTAAATTTAGCAAATGAGGTTTTACAAAGCGTTAAAAAGGTAATTACTAGAAGAATTTCAGAGCAAGATTTAACAAGGATGGGAGGGATATAATGTCCTCAAAACTAGACAGGCTGATGCAGGATTTTAATAAGCAATATAAAGAGACTATAACCACAAGAGGTATTCCAAAATTAAAAAATGAGAGATTAGAATTCTCAAGTCCACGAATAAATTATATGTTATATGGAGGTTTGCCAAGAGGGCGAATCATTGAGTTTTCTGGAGAAGAAGGGTCAGGAAAGACAACCACAGCTCTAGATATAGTCGCAAATGCCCAAGAATTATTTATCAGAGAATGGGAAAAAGAGATTAAAGATTTAGAGGCTATAGAAAAGAGGAAGAGAGATGAAGAAACCAGACTCAGTTATTTAAAAGGCAGAGGTCCACATCAAGTCGTCTATGCAGATTGTGAAAATACTCTAGATGACGAATGGGCAAGGTTATTAGGAGTAGATACAGATAACTTGATACTAATAAAACCCATGAGTCAATCCGCGGAACAAATATTTGAAATAATACTACAAATGATAGAGACAGATGAAGTAGGATTAGTGGTAATTGATTCACTAGGTGTAATGTTATCTCAACAAGCTTACGACAAATCAATGGAAGAAAAGACATATGGTGGAATAGCTATGGCTTTAACTCTATTTAGCAAAAAAGCTGAATTATTATGTACAAGATATAATTGTACTATAATAGGAATAAACCAGGTGAGAGCAAATCTGAATAGTCCTTACGGAGGATTAATCACCACGGGAGGAAAAGCGTGGAAACATAATTGCTCAGTTAGATTACTATTTAGACAAGGCAATTATCTAGATGCAAAGGGCAACCAATTAAAGAGGTCTGCAGGAGAGCCAGAGGGAGTAGAGGTTTTAGTCCATATAGAAAAAACTAAAATCTGTAAACCTGATAGGAGATTAGGATTCTACACTCTTATGTTTCATAAAGGTATAGATGTGATAGCAGATACGATAGAGACAGCAGTTATGTTTGGGATTATCAGACAAGCAGGCAGCTGGTTTAATTTTGTGGATATAGAGACAGGCGAAATATTATCAGATGAAGAGGGAGAGCCTATTAAGATACAAGGCAAAGCTAATCTGAAAGAATATTTAGAAGAGAATAAAGAGATGACCCAGAGGATAAATCAACAAATTCGAGAATTAATTGAAAAATCCTAAAAAATCAATAAAATAGAAAAAACCGAAGCGTTTAAATGCGATTTAAGAGACTTTAAGACGCATAGCATACCATAAGGTACCCAATATATATAAAACCTGTCTAACAAACGATTAGATAGGTTTTTGTCTATTTAATAGTAATTACTACATAGAAGACCATAAAAAAGCTAGAGATATGAAAAAATATCAAGAATTTCTAAAAAATAATTAAAATAAGTGTTGACTATATATATAATATGTTATATAATAATAATTGAAGGACAGGGATATACAAAAAAATAAAAAGGAGAGATGGAAAATGAAAGAGCAAATGAAAGAAATGACAAATGAGGAACTACTAGAAATAACAATAGCAAATGCAAGGGCAGCAGGAACAGGATATAATGAAGAAAGAGAAGAATTCATAAGAATAGCAAAAGAAGAATTATTAGAAAGAATGAGTAAATAAAAATAATAACTTAAAGGAGAGATTAAAGATGTTATTAAATGAAAAATTAAAAAAAGAGTATGGCGCTATTGAATACAATGCAATAACAGAAAATTATCACAATGAAGAAATTAGACACATCCACTTTGACGAAGTTTTAGAGAAAGCAAGCGAAGGCGAAAAAATCATTTCTGAAAGATTGAGATTTGTAACAGACAGTTACCATCCATACTATGATTTAAGTTATTGGCATGTTAGAATAAAAGGTACTAGGTACAGAGTATATGATAGTCCTTTTGAGCAAATAATAAAAAAAGGCGGGCTAAAAAGAAACATCTATAAAATAGTAAAAGAAAAATTTGATGGAGTTTTTATTAGTAATTTATTCGATAATATATCAGTTTTATATTAAAAGGAGAGATAAAAATGAAAGACATAGTAATCATAAATACGAGGAGAAGTGAATATTCAGCAGAGCTAGCAGCAGAGAAGAGTTTAACAGTCGGCGAATTGATAGATATCCTAGAACAATATGATGAAAATGCTTTAGTGGTAACTGGTCACGATAATGGGTACACATATGGACATTTAAGTTATATGGCTATAGAATTAAAAGAAGATGAATATTAAAATCAAATCAATAAATAAAAAAGGAGAGATTACAATGTTAAAAAAATTAAAGGGCAGCGAAAAACAAATCGTCTGGGCAGAAAAAATCAGAGAGGATAGAATGAATGACTTTTACTATTGGCAGAAACTCTTCCTCGAAAAAGCACAAAACAACAATGATGAAGAAGAAATAGCAGAAATCAAAAAATACACAGAGCTACTAGAAAACATTGAAGAAGCTGAAAAATGGATTAGAATTGAAAAGGCTATGCTAAATATCAGCTTACTACCAAACAAAGAAAGAAGAGAAAAAGCACTTAGAGGGTTTAAAGCGTACGGAATATTCTAGTTTATCACAGTAAAAAATAAGGAGGTCAATTCAATGGATAGAAAAGAAAAAATGTTTTTAGAATTTGCTGAATATCTCACAGGTATACAGAAGGAAGATATTAAAATAATATGGTTCGAGGAAGACCAAGACGGTTTATTGCAGGGGACCATTGAGATTGACGGACATAGAGAGTATATACATGAATATACTATTTAATAAATAAAAAGACAGTAAAGGTAGATTAATCCTAAATCTACCTTTACTATTTGATTAAAAATCTTATATAATATATATAAGAGGAGGTGAAAATATGAAAGTTACAAATTCTAAAGGTGAAGTCTATAAATTCAATAAAGAAGAAATGGAACTTATGTTGATGTGGGCTTATGGATATATGGATTTAGCAAGAACTGGATATTTACCTGTAGATTTAGGTACAGAAAACGATATGGAAATCAACAATTTTAAAAGAAAGCTAGAGCAGTGCTTAGATGGAGAGTATGAAATCATTGAAAAAACTATTAAAAGGTGATTAAATGAAATCAAGAATGAGCAGAGGAGGTAGAAGATGGATAAAAAGAAATTTAGTAATAACCAAGAAAATCATATTGCAAAAGTATTAGGCGGGAAGAAGGTAGCTAATAGTGGAGCAACCCCCTTTAATAAAGGAGATGTTATAACAGATTTATTTGTCATAGAATGTAAGACCAAGACAAAAGAATCTAAAAGTATGAATATCCAAAAAGATTGGATAGATACAATCAAGACGGAGAGTTTTGCAATGGGGAGAGCATTTTCAGCCGTAGCATTTAATTTTGGAGGTTTACACAATGATGAAAATTACTATATAATAGATGAAGAGCTATTCAAGATGCTCCACCAAATGTTAGAGGATAAGTACAAATAATAAAATTTGAAAGGAGTTTTAGATAATGATTACTTTAAAAGAGATGTTAGAACGTTTAAAGGGATTTTCAGCAACATTAGAGATTGAGATACAAGATGGAGTGGTGAACAAAATACACATAGATGGTAGTCCAATGACTTCAGTACCAGCTCTAGCCGTCCTAATAACCACGATAATAGAAGCAGTTGATGGAGATATAGAAGAATATCTAGAATTAATAGCAGATGCTACCAGAGATTTACACATGATGAATCAATTTAGTCAAGAGATATCAGACCTATTCGATATATAAGAGATATAGAAAAAAGGGGAGTGGAAAATGAAGGCATTAGCATTAAAGTATAGACCTCAAACATTTGAAGATGTAGTAGAGCAGGGAGTAGTAGTCAAGATATTACAAGACCAGATTAAAAATAAGACTCACGACAATTCTTATCTATTTACTGGAGGAGCAGGGACAGGAAAGACTACGGTGGCTAGGATATTAGCCACTCAGATAAACAAAGGAAAAGGTAATCCTATAGAGATTGACGCCGCCTCTAATAATGGAGTTAATGATGTTAGACAGATTATAGATGACGCACAATTTAAGTCTCTAAATTCGGAATATAAAGTTTATATATTAGACGAGTGTCATATGTTTTCAATAGGAGCGTGGAATGCATTACTCAAGATATTAGAAGAACCTCCAGCTAAAACCATATTTATCTTATGTACAACAGACCCTCAGAAAATCCCTGCAACTATATTATCAAGAGTCGCAAGGTATGATTTTAAGAGGATAACATTTGAAGGTATAGTAGAAAGGCTTAGAACTATAATCGAAAGAGAAAATCAAGATATCATTACATCAAATAGAGGCAGTCAGGACGCTCATATTGACGCTAATTGGGCTGAGAAAGAAGAAATAGACCTAATCCGTTACCAGGATGATTCTCTCGAATATATAGCCAAGATAGCAGATGGAGGAATGAGAGATGCTATCACCTTATTGGACAAATGTCTGAGTTACAGTAATGATTTAAGTATGGAGAATATCCTCAAGAGTCTAGGGACAGTGGATTATGATGTAATGTTTAAATTAAGTCACGCAATAATAAATTCGGGCACCAGCTCTATAATAGAGATAATAGAAACCACCTATAATAATGGAATAGATTTAAAGCAATTTATAAAGCAATATAGTCATTTTCTATTAGATTTAAACAAATATTTCATTATTGAAGATTTCAGATATATCAAGATACCTATAACTTATAAAGATGATATAGATGAATTACAATTATATATAAAAAATATCGAACAATTAAACTATCTATTAGAGTTTGTTATCAATCTAAATAATGAATTAAAATGGGAGACATCTCCAAAACAACTAATAGAGGCTAGTTTATTGATATTAGCATTAAAGGGAGCTGAGTAAGATGGAAGATAGGATAATAGGTCAAGAGAATTTAAAGTCATCAGTTTTAAAAATAATTGGTCCCAAGTTTCCAAAGTTTTTAATACTGGTTGGAGGAAAAGGGTCTGGTAAAAAGTCCTTTGCAAAGATGATTGGAAAAAGATTATCAGCTACAACTATAATAACAGAGACAAGAGTGGATGACATTAGAGAGATAATAGAATTATCATATAAACAAAAAACACCTACCCTCTATATAATTCCAGACGCTGACCATATTAGTTTATCTAGCAAGAATGCTCTACTCAAGATAACAGAAGAACCGCCTAATAATTCTTATTTTATAATGACTTTAGAAAATCTAGATAATACTTTACCCACGTTAAAAAGTAGAGGAGCTGTATTTTATATGGACCCTTATACATCTGAAGATATTTTAGAATACGCAAAGCGACAAGGTTATGATTTAAAAGGTAATGAAGAGATAGTCAAGAATATATGCAGAGTACCTGGAGAGATAGAAACCATAATTCAATATGATATAGGAGAATTTGATAAATATCTAGATAACGTGGTAGAATATATAGGATTGGTAAATGGAGCAAATGCCTTCAAGATAGCTGATAAACTAAAATATAAAGAGGAAGACGAAGGCTATGATATCTTACTATTTATGAGGGGATTGAGCTATAAATTCGCTAAAAAGATGTGGGATACATTGGACCTTAAGTATGCAAGAGCTATCCAATTAATATCTAAATATATCAGAGATTTACAAGTAAAGAGTATCAACAAAAGATGGACAATAGAAATGTGGATATTAGAAATAAGAGGCGTTTTGGATTAGAGGAAAAGGAGGGAGGGTTATATGAGTTTACAGAGCTTACAAGAAGATATTATAAAAAGAGATATCAAGAAGTTATATATCTTAACAGGTCCAGAGGTAGGGATAATGGATATTTATCTAGATAAGATAAAAGAGGTTTTAGGTCTAAAGACAATTAGACCTAACCTCGTATCAGATATAATAGCAAGGCTAGAAAATAATAATTTATTTTTCCAAGACCAGTCAGACAATAACCTGTTTATAGTTTTAAATGATAAAGAGTTTATAAAACAGGAAAAGCATTGGGAGAGGTTCAAGAATGGTGAGATATTAAAGGATAATTATTTAATCCTTAAATTTAGTGATATTGATAAGAGGACCAAATTCTATAAATATTTCAAAGAGGATATTATAGAATTTGAAAAACTTGATACTGAATTATTAGCAAACTATATTGAACGGGATATCGGATTACCCTTATCTATGGGCAAGCATCTAGCAGAGATATGTGAAAATGATTATGCTAGGATATTATTAGAAGAGAAAAAACTATTGAGTATTAGCAAATTATTTAAAATAAGCGTAGAGGATGCTTATGTAAAGGCTCTAGAAGAGAATTTAATCACAATCAGCAATACTGAAAAAGTATTTACATTAATTGAAAATATCTGTAAAAGGGATATAACTAAATCAATGCAGTTAAGTAAAGAGATTATGGAGAGGGAATCAAGTCCTTTAGGGGTTATGAGTTTGTTATATAATAATTTCAAAGATATGCTATTAGTGCAAGCAGCAGGTCAGGTAAAAGATATTCAAAATAGAACTGGATTGAACTGGTGGCAGATTAAAAATGCTCAAAGTAAACTAGGACAATATACAACTCAAGAGTTAACTAGGATATTGAGGATTATAAGAGAGGCTGAAAAAGGTATCAAGACTGGAAAGATTGAAAGTGATTTAGCATTAGATTATATATTAGTGAATATCTTATAACACAAAGATTAGGTGGTAATATGGGAGATGAAAAAAGATTATATAAAACTTGTAGAAGATGTGGAAGGAAATTAAAATCAAGAGAATCAAGACTGGTCGGATTTGGACCAGTCTGTTATAGAAAATATCTAGAGTCCCAAAGAAAATCAAGGCTCTTTGAATTAAAGGTTTATAAAAAGGATAAAAATAGTATATAATATAAGAGGAGGTGATAAAATGATTATTAGTGAATTTCTGAAAGAGCTGAGGGTAGGAGATTTAGTCTATATTCGCGAAAGTCATCATCCTGATGTATTAGAAGCATGTGAAGGGATAGATTTAACACCTTATATAGGAGAGGTTGCAGAGGTAGTAGATATTGACATTAAATGGGACTTTCCAATAACATTAAGATTTGAAGATGAGGATATCCAAGAGAGATTTGAACAAGAAGACTTTGACTTATGGCACGAATCACAGGTGGATTACTTTTAATAGGAGGTCTTGATAATTGGACAAGCGAATTATTAGAATCTTTCAGATAATATTCATCCTATCCATATTAGTAAGGATGATTGACATACACCAGCAAATTAATAGTCTAGAGGAGATACTAAAGGATAGGGAAGACGAAATAAAAACTCTTAAACAAGATTTAAATCAGTCGAATCAAGAGAATGAAAGATTAAACCAAGATATTTTAGAAAAAGATAAGATAATCAAGGAATCTGAAAGCAGGATAAAAGAGTTAGAAAAAGTGAAAATAATATCAATGGAGGCTACGGCTTATACAGACGACATAACTTCTCAAGGTAAATGGGTAGGCCAGACAGCGACAGGAATGAAACCTCAAGTGGGAGTAGTAGCTGTAGACCCAAAAGTAATACCATTAGGAACAAAACTCTATGTAGAAGGATATGGTGAAGCAATAGCTGGAGATACCGGAGGAGCTATCAAAGGTAATAGAATTGACCTATTTATGGCAACAAGAGGACAAGCTATGAAATATGGAAGGCGGAAGAATGTCAAAGTTAGGATATTAGATTGAGTGAGAGAGGTAGAGATATGGATTGGTTAACTTTTAAAAAGATAAAAGGATATAATAAGACCCAGTTGAACAGATATCTAGAAAACCTATATAAAAAAGCCTTTACAGAGGGAGTCAGAGCAAGTGAAGATGCAGAAATCAGGATGCTAGAAATAGTTCTAGATGAGACCAAAGGAATAGGACCAGTATTAAAAGATAGAATATTAAAAAAGATGAAGGAGGGGTTAGAGAGGTTTCCAAATGGATTTGAAGTAGATAGAAGTGTTAATAGGGAATAGATGAAT